GTGCTGGCAGACGAGGCTACAAGCGGCGTGGTGCCGCTATCCTGGGTGATGGCGCCGAACACTTCGAGCGTGGCCTGCGCAGTCGAGCCGACCAGTACCTGCCCCGCGATCTGCAATACATTGGCGGATGAGATCGGCGCAATCGCCTGCGACACCGGGTTCGTCCCATTGCTTGGTGCCGGCGGGGTATCGGTCGGCGTATAGGTGTTCGTCGTGGTGCTGAGCGCACCGGTCGAGTTGAAAAATTCTTGGATTTTTTGCCCCGGCAGCGGCTGCCCTGGCCGATAGAGATCGAGCCGCGACGGCACGGCCGACCAGGTCCCGGCGGTCGCGAGCGTCGAACCGGCCTCGTAGGAGGCGTGGCCGAGAATCGCGTAGGGGGTCGCAGTGAGGCTCGCCGCGCCGTAGACCACCTGGGCGCTGTTGGCGCCAGCGCCGAACGCCGTCACGGTCGAGAAGTTGTACGGCGACAGCGCCATGATGCTGGTGCCGGAGAGGACGTTGACGACGGCGAGCGAGATCGCGCCGGCGTTGTTCATCGCCAGAATCCAGATCCGGCCCGGCGTCGCATTGGAAAAACCCATGGTGCTCGACGCCGGGATGGTGACCGACAGCGCCGCCGTCACGGCGACGACGGTAAAATCCCCTTCGGTCGGATTGCTGCTCCGGACCAGGAAATAGACCGGATCGGTCGCCGACGGGTCGGCACCGGCCAGGGTCTTGATGGCGAAGGTGAGCGCATTCGCCGCGACCGAACGGTTGATCGTGCCGTTGATCATGGCGGCGCCGGCCGCCAGCGCCGACTGGGCGAGATATTGCGCCGTCACGCTCGACAGCGCAGAGAGCGAGCCGGCCGCGCCGCCGTCCTGGATGACCTTGCCGGTCGCGCCGGAGAATGTCGCAAAATGTCCCGAGGTCGAGGACCCCGGCCCGGTCACGTTGCCGGTTCCAACCGGCGGCTGGTAGCCGGCCGCTGCCGCCGAATTGGTCAGCACGATGGTCCAGTCGGAGTGCGTGCCCGATCCCCCAGTCGCCACCACGCTCACCGCCAATGAGGTAGCGTTGTAAGACGCGATCTGTCCCAGCATCTGGTTGGCGCTATTTGAGGCTTCTTGGATCAGCAACCACTGGTTTGCCGAAAATGCCTTGCCAGGTTGGATGGTGAAGGTTTGCGTTACTGTCCCGATGGTGACCGACGACGTCGACGTCGCCGCCTGAGCCGTCGCGTTTGCGAGGGGAACGAAGGTGATAAGCGAGGTCCCGATCACGATCGGATTGTCGGCGCAAGTCTGCTCGAACAGTGTGCCGGAATTCACCGCTCCTTCCACCACCAGCACAAGCGTGCCGAGAGCGACATTGTTGTTGCTGCCGAAGTCCGCAGCGAGCACCCATGGCCCGGTTGAAGCGATATAGACGCCGTTCTGGGTTTGTGTGGTCTGGTCCTTGACCAGAACTCGTTCGGAATTGTTGCCGACGACGACGCCATCGATTGGCTGCACGCCTGCGAGCGCGATATTTGATCCCGTCGTCGCCACGAGGCACGGGGCCTTGATAGCGGTCGCGGTTTCCCCCACGACCGTACCGCGGATGTCGAGAGTGGCCATGTGAAGCTGCTCCTTGTGCAGGTGATTGCGATGGCCCGCCCCGCGGGCCAAGGAGTTCGATGGGCAACCGACAATGGCCGGCACAGTGGTGATGCGACGCCGTCGTATCGTTGCGGGCTCGGCAGAAGCAATTTCGCGGTAGATCACCGGGACCGAGATGCCTCGCTCCCGTTGTCACGTTTCCAAACGAACAGGGATTTACCAGCGATCCGATGGGAATCCGAAGGTTTGAAACCGAGTCGTTTCAACCAGCGCACCGCGACATCGCTGCCGGCATCGGCCGTCGCGATGACCTCCTGCACTTCGGACTCCCGGATCATCTTCATGGCCATCAGTCCGGCACGGTGGAATGCGATGGGGTAACTCCTCGCCTCGGCGATGTTTTTTTTGACGCCATCATTGCCGACGTCGTTCGCTGGCACGGGCGCAAGCTGCACGAAGGCGATTGCCGGCCCGTCCGGCGGAAACGCGACCCCGCCCATGCCGATGACGTGACCGCTCACAAGTGCCGTAATAGCGCGGATGCGGAAAGGCAAGATTTCACCGATGACGGCGGCGAGGTCGGAAGCGATGGTCGGGCGGAGGGTGACTTTCGACATTTTTTCATCGCTTGCGGCGATGAGATGGCCGGCTGCGCGTCATCCGGCCGAGGAGATGCCCGATCCGGGCAGTTGACCGTGAGCGCGCGTTCAGCCCTTCTCATTCGTGCTGAGTCCGATCACCACGCCGCCGACGGTGCATGGATTCGGCGCTTGCGCCAGCAAGCACAGCCGCGCATCCGTGTTCCATGATCCCGGAACCTCGATCATCGGCTCATCGAATTCCGACCACACGGTCCCGGCCGGCGTCGCCTCTCCCGCCTCGATCAGCGGCATGTTGTCGAGCATGTCGAACCGCTGCCCGAACATCAAGCCTTGATAGTTGGTGTCGTACAGCACCAGCCCTAGGTGATCGATGCGCTTCTTCTGGGTCAATGCGGACCCCAACTGCGCTCCGTAGGCGAGTTTCGCCGACATGAATGGAGCAACGTATCCCAAACAGGCGATAATGGTGAGCGCGGTCTGCCCATTAGGGAGCGTCACCGTCCCGCCCGATACCACGATCGATCCGATGTGGACCGGCTCCCCCGTGGAGCCGATATCGGCGAACACCTCGCAGGGATAGCCGTTGTATTGGGTGCCGACGGTGAGCGTGGCCGTGGCCGACGTCGCCGTGACGGATATCACGGTTCCGGCAAGGCCGGCCACGATGTTCGCATGTGCCTGCCCGTCCGGCATGGCGAGGTTGCCGGAGCCGTCGGTGGTGCCGGACCCGATCGCCGCGCCGTCCGCCCACACCGAAACCAAGGTGTTCGGGAGCTGCGGGAGTTGGATCGTGGATACCGGGGTGCCCTGGTAGACAACATGGCAGTCGAGTTGCTGGTTGATGGCGCCGCCGACGCAGTTCGTTCTCGGCGCCAGCCGCTCGATGAAGCGCCGGGTGACGCCGTTGATCGTGCGGTTGACCACAAAATAAACGAGATCCTCCAGGCCGTCCTGGGGCAGCACGGCGACGTTCTCGATGACGCCCAGGGTCTGGATGCGCCACCACGCCTCGACTTCATCCTTGACGTCGTACAGGAGTGCCGCGCATTGGCCGTCGCCGCGCGGCAGCAGGACCATCTTGTCGAGTTGGGTTTCCTTGTCGATATCGACGAAGCCCTGCGCCCCGATGTCGAGGTTGAGCCGGGTCAGGTCGCGATCGTCGTAATCCATCTCCTGGCCGACGAAGGACAACTCGTAGACCCGGCGGCCGGACTGCTGGACGAAGATGCCGCGCTTGCCGGCCTTGATGGCGGGAAGCCGCTCGGCGCCCTGGTCTGAGCAATCGCGGATCACGATGGCCGTCGGGGTCAACGGCTGGTCGAAGTTTGAGGACCGGCACGACCCGATCGACTGTTCCCGTCCGATCATGAGCCTGGTCAGCGACAGGCCCCAACTGATGGTATCGACCGGGCCGGCGCCGAGTGTGACGTTGATGGCGCCGCCGTCCCCGGTCGAAGTGCCGTCGAGGTTGATGTCGGCGTAGTTGGTGTAGTCGTCCGATGCCGAGAGCCAAGCCTGGTTGCCGCCGAACCAGAACAGCCGGCCCTCATGGAAACACACCGAGGTCGGCCATCCTCTGAAGGTGGACCAGTCGCCCTCCACCCAATCGGTGGTGGCTTGCAGGCTTGAGAACGGACTGAGCACCGCGATAGTGACGGTGGTCGGGGAAACGTAGCCGGTGACCCGACAGATGCCGTAGCCGCCGCCGCCGGTATAGGTCGAGCCAACGATGACAGCACCCGAGGTATAGTTGCCGGCCTTGAAGCCGACCCGCTCCCAGCAGATCACGTTGTCAAGGTCGGGGGTGCCGCCGGTGCCCCCGGTCGCAGAGGCGAATGTCGGCGAGCCATTAGATGTGGCTGTTGTAATATCGATAAAGCCGGAATCGGCGCCGTCGTAGCTGCGCTGGAACGTCAGGGTGCCGGTCCAGGTGCCGATGGAATTCCAGCTATAATTCCGGGTCGCGCCGACGCCGCTCACCCGCACCGCCGGCGAGAAGGCGTTCTGGCTGGCCAGGAGGGTGTCATAAATCTGCCCGTTGTTGAACAGCCGGAACAGGCAGCCGACATGGCCGGGATTGAACCACGGCCGGTTGGAGGTCAGCGTGGTGTTGCCGTAATAATTGCCCGGTGTGAAGTTCGCTTCGATGCCGGGGGTGGATTGGAACGGCCCCGCCACGTCCGGTTCGTTGGCGTAGAACAGCACCGTCGACCAGCTATGGGCGGAGCGGCGCTCGATCTTGTATTGCTGCCGGCCGTAGCAGCCGACGAAGATGATGTCGCCGGACTGGTCGTAGCGGATATTGGGGAGGTCGGCCGCCGCCCACGGCGTCGGAACGATCATGACGCCGGCCGGCTCGATCACGCACCCCGTCAGGGTCTTGGACCAGGCGTCGGTGGACTCGATCTGGATGGTGAAATTCGAGGTTGCCGGGGTGAAGGCAAGCGAGTGCGTCCCGGTGTCGAGCGTGGTCTGGGCAATGAGATCGGCGCCGCCCACCGTGGAGCCGGCGCGGAACACCACCGGACCATGGGTGACGGTGAGCCGGATCGCGTGCTCCTTGCCGAGGTCCGCGTTCGCGACCGATACGGTCTGCTGGATCTGGGCAAGACCGCCGACCGGCTGGCAGGTCAGGGTGCAGAGATTGCTGCCGATGACGACGCCGGCACCCGATGTGGTGTTCGAACTCGACCACGCCCCGGTGCCGAGAAACCACGGGTCGCCGATCGAGGTGCCGACCGCAACGCGGGTCACCGGCACTTCATCGATCCATACCCGCATCTGGTTGACGGTCAACTCGATCAGTGCGGTATCGAGCTTGGAGAACACGAAGCGGATCAGCTTGGCCGGGGCGTCGCCGAGAATTTCACCGACATAGTAGAAGCCGGGGCGCAGCATCATCGGGCCGACCACGTAGGGCAGCCAATTCAATTGGCACGACGCCGCCATGCGCAGCTTGGCCACGTCGACGCGGGCGAGGGCGATTTTGGAGATTTCGCCGGAATTAAGGCTGTAGAGGGGAGCATTTGCTTTCACGGCAATCGGTCCTCGGCGATCTGAAATCTTTGGTCGGGTCTGGAGATGAAAGGCAGCCGTCAGCAGCCAATGCTGGTGTAGTTCTGATGATCCGTGTCCCGGATCAATCGTCGCCCGCCGGCCCGGTGACCACCGAGCCGCCGGTCCCACCGCCAAGCCACAGCCCGCCAGGCCCAAAGGCGCCGCGTCGCGCCCGCGCCCAGAACGGCACCGGCGGCAAGCCGGGCGGCTCGTCCATGGCCTCTTCGGCCTTGGCGACGCGCCGTGCGCGGTCCTCATCCTTTTTTAGTTCGGCCCGCAATTCCTTGTCGTTGGTAATTCGCAGGCAGGCCTGTCGAGCAAGACGCAGCGAAACGTAATCGACGAAATGTTGGGGCCACCCGCCAAGGTTCATTCCGTAGGTCGGATCGTTCGAAACATAGGAAACATAAATTGGCGTCAAATTCGCGTACCAGAACCCCGCCTCGTCCGAATATTGCAGCAAAGGCGGGTCCATGTTGGGTGAAGTCGAAACCAAAATGGTTCTCACCCAATCGGATGGGATCGCGAAGCAATAGTTGAAGCCAAACTGCGGAGTAACCGTCGAATCGTTGTCGATTTGAACGGTGCGCTTCGCAAACTTCCACAAGCCCTGGGACAAACAGAAACCGACCACATCGTTCCAATAGGAATCGAGGACGCGCCGCGGCTCGCGTGGTTCCGACAACGAGGCAAGCTGGCGCTCGCCGAGGTGACCGAGGGCTTCGTTGTAGAGGAAGAGTTGGGTGGTCATTCGTCTGTCTCGCCGTGCTGAGAGGATGAGGAAGGCGTGTAGAAGCGCAATGGCATCCGCAGGGCCCTCTTCCCGCGCCTGCTTGGGCTGACCCGATAACAGTTGCGGGAAGAGGATTAAAGTTGAACGCGCGCGCAGCTAGGCCCGGGTGGGCCCGGCTGCGCGACAATGACGGGTTGGGCAGGCTCAGAAATCTGCACTTACCGTGATCGAGCCGGCACCGCCGCCGCCCTGGATGTTGGCCGACAGGCCAACCGTCTCGGTCACGGCGGAGGTCAGCGTGATCTGATTCGGCGTATGCGTGCTGCCGGCCGAAATCGTCGCCGTAGCGGCGGCCCCCGCGGCGGCAACCTTGAAGCTGCCGGTGGCCACCGTCACCGTTGGCGCCGTGCGCATCTGCACCGGCGTATACAGAAGGTAGGTCTGCGCGTTGGCCGCCGCATTCGCGCCGCCCTGGGCGATCACGACGCCCGTAGCCGGCTCCGGGATGACCCAGCAATAGCGCTGGGCGATCTCGAGTTCGACCTGGACGTCACGGTGCTCGAAGGGCGTCGCCTGCGCGCCGATCTCGAGTTGGACGCCCATGATCTGCACGTAGTCCGCCGAGCCTGCAGTGCCGACCGGCGTGGCGTTGAACACCAAGCCGAGTTGGGTGCAGCCAGCCGGCACCGTCGTCGTGAACGAATAGCGCGTCCACGTCGAAGTGATCGGCTGGGTGATGTTCGCCGCCGCGGCCGCCGAGCCCTGCTGCGGGGTGAGCGTGAGCGAGGAATACCCCGTCCACGTTCCCGCCACCAGGTTTGCCGCACTCTGGTTGGTCCCGGTGCCGCTCGCAAACAGCACGTTGAGATTGCCCGAGGTCGGCGACCAGTTGGCACCCGCCGCCGCCCAGAACGACAGCGTCACGGTTTGGGCCTGGCAGCGGACGCTATCCGCGCTCTCCAGCACCTGACCGAGATTGATCGCCGCGGTGTTGGAGTTGCCGTTGGCGCGGCCAAACTGCAGCGCCTGACTGAAGCCAGGCACGGCGATAACGCCCGTCACCTGCGATACCGAGATCGACGACGACGCCCCGCCGATTGCAAACCAGCGATCAGCCGTATAGGTGAGCGTCGACGCGATCGCGGTGAAGGAAGTGCCGCGCTGCCACGGATTGGTGGTGAAATCCCCGCCATCGACGAGATTGCGGAAATTCGCGAGATTCGGCCCACCGACGCCCGCCGGCACGACGAGTGTCGCAGTGCCGGGTGTGTTGCCGGCCGCCGCCGTAATCGATTGAACCTGCAGGATATAGCCCTGTGGGTTTGCCTGATTGATCATCAGGACGAAGTCGCCGACCGACATGCCCTTGGCGGTGGCGTCGGTGACATAGCCCGAGACGAGCACCGCGGAAACGAGATCTGTAGTGGTGTATTCCCACAGCTTCCACGCGCCTTCGACGGGGCCACCGTAGAGATAGCTGAGAGTACCAGTCGTATAAGCCATAATGGTTCTCTCCCGTCAGGTGTACTGCGAGCCGTTGTGGTTCACGACCACGACGCCCGAGTTCTGGAGCAGTGCCGAGCCCATGAAGATCGAGGAGCGCGCCCAGTAATAAGCGTTTTCCTCGTTGTAGCCGGCGCGGACATCCATCTCGCCCGTGTTCACCGCGTGGCCGACGGCCGCGCGATTGAACGCGAAGCACGACTCCGAGGAGGTGCCGACGTTCGGGATGTGCGGATGGAAAATCCAGTTGAAGCCGGCCCAGCGGCGGAAGCGGCGAGAGGGCCCGACCAGGGGCTTGATCTCGACATATTCGGCCTTCTGGAACTCGGGAATCTGCATGAGGTAGGCCCACATTGCGGGCGAGCCGACGAAGAACATGTTGTCTTCCTCGGTGGTGTCGACGTCCTGCAGATCGAGATGCGCGAGCGCACGGGTGGCGAGCGCGAGCGTCATGGTCTGCGCCGCGCCGAGAGTGTTGGATGCACCGGAAAGCATTCCCAGGATATCCTGGTCGATCTTTCGGTTCATCACCTTGACCGTTGACATCTGCATGATGCGGCGACCATCGCCTTGGCTGGCAAAGATGTTGAACTCGGTGCGCTGGGGCTTGTCGTGCCACTCGACAAGAGTGGCGGGCACTTGGGTGAGCGAGTCAACGCGCGGCGGGATGTTGCCGTTCAATCCGCGCGTGACGGCGGTTGCACCGCCGGAACCGGCCACCAGGAACATCGCCTGGTTGCCTTTGATCACCGCTTCGGTCGTGCAGACGTTACGCAGCCATGACTGGCTCTGCTCGAACTGGGCGATGAACTCCTGGCGGTACTGGATTTGGAATGCCGAGTCGGCCATG